ACACGTTTGTGATATTATTGGATTAATGGAACGAAATGCGGCGTTGCAGAGATTGCAATTTTCCGAATTTGTGACAAAGATTCGTGACGGCATCAAAGCTTTATTGAAAGCTTTAGGACTTACACCTAGTGGTGAAACAGTTTACTGGATTGAACAAGCAAAAATTCTTGCTCGAGAGTTGAGCAATATTGCTAAATCTATATCTGAATTGGCAGACCTTGCAACCGTAATTGTTGATTTTGCAAAAAAAGTTAGAGCTATGATTGATTATATTAATAGTTTGCCTGCAAAACTGTATAATTTGTTAAAACAATGTTTGTCTGAATTGGTAGCATCTCTGACTTCAGGTTTATCGGATTTATTTTCATTGGGTGGTACAACAGATTTTTCAGAAGCTATTGCAGCCTTCAATGATGTAAAGACAGCAGCTGGAGAAATTTATACTGCTGGATTAAAAGTGGTTGCAGCTCCCGTTGCTATAGTTCAAGCATTAACTACTCCAGGTAGTTCAACTGATATTGAAGCTGCAGGAGTAACGTTGAATACATACCTATCCAGTGTGAACCCAACATCAACTACAACTGATATAACTAAATATTCAACTAACTGATATGGCAACAAAACCAAAACCATCGGGTGATACTTCGTGGACAGAACCTGAGTCTCAGGCAAACGAAGAAACTTTGCCGAAATACCCATACAACCACGCAACTATATCTGAATCTGGCCACAGCTTTGAGTTAGATGATACTCCAGGTCGTGAGAGGATACGCCTCCAGCATGGCGGCGCACAGACTGATGGTATTGGTACTTTCTTTGAAATTCAATCTGATGGAACAAGAGTCCATAAGATTGTCGGTAATAATTATGAGATTGTTGCCAAAGATAATGATGTTGTTATTTCCGGTATGTGTTATGTTACAATAAAAGGAAATTCAATTGTAAATGTTATGGGTAACAAATATGAAAAAATTGCTGGAGATTATATCTTAGAAGTTGGTGGTAAATTAACTCAAACTGTTGGTAAAACATCTTCAATATTATCAAATGGTGATATGACAGTTGGTTGTGGTAATCCAGTTACGGGTCGTATGAAACTTGCAACAGGCGATCATCTATACTTACAAGGCGACTTAGTTGTATCTGGTGCATTAACTGCTGATATGATTACATCTCAAACTAAAGTTAATGCTGGTACAGGCATGAGAGCTGGGCCTTTAGGATTTGTAACACTACTTGGTGGTGTTGCCGCAGGATTGGACATTGCTGTGCCACTACAAGTCAATGTGACAACAACTGTCAATGCTGGCGTTTCCGTTAACTCACCACTAATCAATGGTGTTATTGTTAAAGATGTTCGGGGTACGATGGAAATGATGCGAACGGTATTTAACACACACAGACATCCATCACCAAAGGGACCAACCGGTACACCCTTTGCACTAATGTAATGAGGTATTATGGCAAGCGTATATGAAAGATTGAATTTTAGTTTTGATACAGGTAAGTTTGGAGATTCCATTAATCTTTCCGACAACACAAAAAACTTTCTGAACACCGCACCAATTAAGTTGGAAGAATGGCAAAAGAATGATTTGGCCAATGGTAGTATTGTTTTAACGGATTACTATAAGAATCCGATGATTAATGTTACCACAAGATTGAGTAATAATGTTAATACAATGAATCAAATTGTTCAAACCATCGATACTTTTGACAATGGTTCTGGTACAGCAATGAAGGCAAATTTAACGAATTTGATTGTTGAAATACAAAACTATTTGAGTCACACATCAAATATTTCTGGTGTAAGTGAAGCAAAGGCTAACGTTTCGGAAACTTCAAATGTTGTGTCTCATTTTCCTGATTATGATAAATCAGTTAGTGTTGGTGAACAAATTTTAATGTTGACCAGTGCAACAGATGGTGTGTCAAACACAGTTCCTTTGTTGGGTAACTTTACCAGTTTGTTTATTTCCGATGAGATTACTGCAAATGCTAACAACATCATTAATGACATTATTACAGTAAGAAATAGTGTTCGTACCGAAGTAACTGGTGGAGAAACACCAGTTTCAAGTAACATATCGAATTTATCCACAGGTCTTATTACAACAATAACTGCCAATATTGTTGCTGCGAATACATTGTTATCGACTAGAAGATTGCATGACTGGAACTTTTTTAGGAATTCAATCAATATTTTAGAAGATTATAACAAAATGAACCAACTTGGACGAGTTGGTAATACACAAAAATACTTGATAAACAATCTGGTTGGTACAGACAAATACAAAAATAACGTTGGGTAATATAGATAAATAAGATATGGCCACAGTAATTTCATCTTCATCCAGACAATATAAAGATTTGGACCTTAACTTTTTGATACATCCAGTACGGAAAGATATCAATAAACATAAGGACGAAATGGCAGTTATCAATTCAATTAAGAATCTGATGATGACTAATCATTACGAAAGACCGTTTCAACCTGATTTGGGTTCTAACGTAAGACGCTTGCTTTTTGAAAACCTCGATAAGATTACCGCAATATCGATGGAAAGAGAGATTAGACAAGTTGTTGAGAACTATGAGCCAAGAGCACAGATTAAAACTTTGGATATCATACCTGATGTTGACAATAATGGTTTCAGTGTTCGTATGGAATTCTATATTATGAATATGACAGACCCCATAACAATTAATTTTTTCCTAGAACGAGTACGATAAATGGCAAATCGTTTAAGAGTAACCGAACTTGATTTTGATACAATCAAGACCAATCTAAAAACATTCCTCAAACAACAAACGGAGTTCTCCGATTATGATTTTGAGGGTGCTGGCTTAAGTGTTCTTTTGGATATTTTAGCATACAATACGCACTATAATGCATACTACCTGAATATGGTTGCAAATGAAGGTTTCTTAGATACCGCATTGTTAAGAAACTCGGTTGTATCTCACGCTAAGAAACTTGGTTATACACCACGTTCTAATAGAGCATCCAAAGCTGTTATTGATGTGAGTATTAATGGTACTACGTCACAAGAAGATTACTTGACGATACCACGTGGGTATACATTCATTAGTGGTCCGGTTGATGGTAAAGTTTACACATTCATCACGTTACAAGACCACACTGTTTCGAAAACTGGATCAAATTTTGTATATAATGATATAGAAATTTTTGAAGGTAAGTTACTTTCGTATTCTTATACACATTCGAATGCCAGTAATCCTAAACAAATTTATGAAATACCTGACGTTAAAGTTGACACCACAACTTTGCGTGTTTCAGTTCAACAAAGTTCCGCAAACACGGAAACTGTGGTTTATAATCCTGTAGATGATTCAATTTCATTAACTGCTGATTCGAAAACTTACTTCATACAAGAAGGACAAAACGGTAAATATCAAATTTACTTTGGTGACGATATCATTGGAAAGAAACTTCCTGATGGTGGTGTTTTGACAATAAGTTATCTAATTAGCAATGGTGAAGATGGAAACAAAGCTGCAAACTTTACCGGTTCTTCATCAATTAATTTACTCTCTGGTTTTACAATCAGTACCGTTACTGTTGCAGCTGGTGGTCGAACACGTGAAAATGTTGATGAGATTCGTTTTGCTGCGCCATTACAATACATTTCACAGAATCGTGCTGTTACCAAAAACGATTATATTAAATTGATTCAACAGAAGTATCCACAGTTTGAGGCTGTAAACGTTTGGGGTGGAGAAGAAAATGACCCACCAGTTTATGGTAAAGTTTTTATATCAGCCAAACCTAAAGATGGTTTTGAGATAACTGATACCGAAAAAGATTTCTTCTTACAGAATGTTTTAAAACCAATTAGTGTGTTGACTGTTACACCACAGATTGTTGACGTTGACTATAATTATTTAAAAATGATTTCAACGGTATATTATGATCCAACAAAAACTGTATTGGATTTAAACACCTTAAAAACTAAAGTTAGAACATCAATTTTAGATTTTTGTGAAAGCAATTTAAATTCTTTTAATGCTTACTTTAGGTCTTCTGCTTTAAAAACGGCAATTGACTCTTGTGACATTTCTGTTATTTCAAACGAGTTGGAAGTTTTCATTGCCAAAAAGTTTAGACCAGACCTCTTAACAACTTCAAATTACATTTTAGATTTTGGTGTCGAACTGCAACGTGGTACAACAAATGACAACTTCTATACGAGTCCAAATTTCACAGTATTGGACGAAAATAATATTGTTAGGTCGGCTTTCATTGAAGAAGTTCCATCATCATACACTGGTGTTGAATCAATCACTGTTACCAATCCAGGTATTAATTACTCATCAACACCAACGATTACCATTTTAGGTGACGGCCAAGGCGCCAAGGCAGTAGCGACAATCATCAATGGTCGTTTGTCTTATATCACAGTAACTAATCCAGGCGTTGGTTATACGACTGCTGCTATTATAATTACTGGCGGCGGTGGTACATTGGCAGCTGCCTCATCTGTATTGGAAAATAGATATGGCCAAGTGCGTATTGCTTATTTCAAACCAGATGAAACGTCAAATCAAAGTGTTAAGGCAATTTTAAATTTCCAAAACAACAATGGTGTGATGGGTCGGATTGATTACACACAAGGTAAAGTTTATATCAATAATTTTAACCCAGTTTCTGTAGCAAATGATTTCGATGAATTGTCTGTACATATTCGTCCAGCTAAATCAGTGATTCATTCAGAAAAGAATAAATTATTAACGTTTGATGTTAATGATTCTACTACAATTGTCATTAACATAGTACCAATAAAATAATGTCAGACGTAATTCTATCAAGTATAGTAGAAAGTCAACTTCCTGAATTTATTAGGGAAGAACATCAACTTTTTGCAAAATTTATTAAAAGATATTATGAGTGGTTGGAGAAGAATGGAAACATTGTTTTGGAATCCAAAAAATTGGATGATGCCAAAGATGTTGACTTAGCCGACAACGTTTACATCGAACAGATTCGTAAAGAGATTGCACCATTCTTTCCACAAGAATTGTTACTCGACAAAGCCAAATTCCTAAAGATTGTTGGTGAATTTTATCGTTCAAAGGGTACACCAGAATCGGTTAAGTTTCTTTTCCGTGTACTGTATAACGAAGAAATAACAATCAGTTATCCAAAAGAACAGGTGTTGCGAACATCTGATGGTAAGTGGGTTCTTCCATTGGCCTT